AACAAAAGCAAGTCGGCAAACGCACCATCGACGTGCGGGAGATATCGGCGATTCAGCACGCGATGGAATGGCTGCTAATTAAGCCGCGCGCGTTCGCGTCGGAACTGCAGAACGAACCGGAGGCGGCGCACGCGTCGGATAAGGCCTGGCTGAGTGCGAAGGAAATCGAACGAAAGTGCCATCCCCTGCGGCGCGGCGTGGTCCCTCAAGTGCAGGTCAAAACGCTGCGACTGATCGAACACGTCGACGTTCACGACGACGTGTTGTATTGGGCAATTGGGGCCATCGGCGACGACGGTTCGGCGGCGGTGATCGATTACGGCACGTATCCCGACCAGCGCCAGCGGTACTTTCAGAAAGTCGAAGCGCGGCGGACGATGCAGCGGGCGCATCCACGTCTGGGGCTCGACGGGGCGATTCGTGCGTCGCTGATGACTCACTGCACAAACCATCTGGATCGCAGCTGGACAGCCGAAGACGAAGCAACCGATTTTCAGATCGACCTGCTGCTGATCGACTGCGGGCACAAACTGGCGGTCGTGAACGGGGCGGCGCTGGAGCTAATCCGGCAGCCGGCCTATCGGGGCCGCGTGATGCTGTGCCGGGGATTCGGAGTGAACGCCAGCGACACGCCGTTCGGCGATCGCAAACTGCCCGACGGTTCGGTCGCTGGGAATAACTGCTACCAACCGCCGCGCAAGACACGCAACGACGCGCCGCGGCTGAACATCGACACGAACTACTGGAAAACGGAAACACACGACCGCTGGGCGACCAGTCCGGGCGAACCGGGCTGCCTGACGCTGTTCAGTGGCGGCGATCATCAGGGATTCGCCGAACATCAGAAAGCCGAATTCGCGGTGCGCACGGAGGGCAAGGGCCGGGTCGTGTACCAGTTCAAACAACTGCCGCAGGATAATCACTGGTTCGACAACACGGTCGACCTGCTCGCCGGGGCATCGTTTCGGGGCTGCGACACTCCGGCCAATGTGGTGCCGACGATGCCGACCAGGCGACGCAAGCGGCGGCGGCGGGGTGGTTCGTTGTTGTGAGAACAGAACAGCACGGCCGGTGAGAACCGGCCCTATGGAAAGGTAGAACGATGGCGAAGAAGACAGCGACAGCGACGAAACCGGCAGCGAAACGCGGACGACCGAAAGGGGCGAAGACGGCCGACCGGCCGGTCGTGGACTGCACGCCGTCGCCGTGTCCTCATTGTGGGGCCGTGGCGGCCCCGGTGGATCGCAAAAACCGCAAGCGGGTCGAACGTCGGGTCGAAGGGTCGGGGCGCACTCCGGACGGTCGCCAGTTTGGTGCGGTCATTTTCTGGGCGGCCAACTGCGGGGCCTGCGGGAAGCCAATCACAGCCAAGCGGCACGAATTCGTCGGCTGAAATGCAGAAACTGCATTTCGGGCGGCCGTTTATCTGGGCATCTGACACGCTAGGCCGAACGGTTTGTGCATGGCGAGCGCTGCAGAAAAGCAAACCCGGCTGGACGAAATCGAAAAACACCTGGCGACCGGTGCGACCATGACCGTGATCGACGGCGTGTCGGTGCGCGTCGATCTGGCGGAACTGCGACGCGAACGGCGACGACTGCGGCAGGAACTGGGACACGTTCCACGCCGGCGGCGTACGTTTGGTTTGACAATGGGGAAACGCTGATGTTTCCAACCGTCAACGGCCTGCAGACGGCCGACCCGCAGCAATTTATCGCGGCGGAATCGACGCCGGCCGCAAGCGCGACATACGAAGCGCTGAACCCGGACGGCAAGCGGCGGGCGGTGTCCGGTCGCATTCGATCCGAAGACCAGATTCTGAACAGCACGCGACGCGACCGGCTGGCCGGCAACGCGATGGACCTGCACAGAAACGCGGTGCTGTTCGCGTGGGCCGTGCGGCGGCATCTGGACTACACGACGTTATTTGACTTCCAGCCGTGTAACGCCGACGAAGGACTGAACAACGACCTGCGGGCACTGATGGAACGCGACAGCCGGCCGGAAAACTGCGACATCGGCGGCCGCCATTCGTGGAACCGCATGCGACGACTGGCCGAAGTGCGAAAGATACTCGACGGCGACTGTGGTCTGCTGCAGTTGCGTTCGGGACATCTGCAGGGCGTGGAATCGAACGCCATTCGCACGCCCCGACAGAAACGCCGCGACGCGAAGCAATGGACGAACGGTGTGAAAGTCGGGCCGGGCCGTCGGGCTCTGGCCTACGGTCTGACGGAACGCCAGAAAGACGGCGAACTGAAAGAACGCGTCGTGCGGGCGTCGCAGATGATGCTGCTGGCGTGTTTCGAAGGGCGGTTCGACCAGGTACGCGGCATTTCACCGATCGCCGGGGCGCTGAACGAATTCAGGGACATCTACGAAACGAAAGACCTGATTCAAAGCAAAGTGAAGCTGGACCAGATTTTCGGGGTCGCGTTTACGCGTGAAGCGGGGGCCGACGATCTGGGCGACGATCTGGCGTTGAACGGGGCCGACGACGACGGCCAGCTGCCGGCGGACGCGGAACACGGCCGGGCGGGCTACGAAATCGGCCAGGGCGTTCGCGGGTTTGACCTGGACAGCGGCGAAGGCGTGGAACTGCTGCAAAGCAAAAACCCGTCCAGTCAGACGCAGGACTTTCTGCAACTGTCGATCCTGTTGGCTATAAAGTGCCTCGACCTGCCCTACGATCTGCTCGACTCGTCAAAATCCACGTACTCGGGAAATCGGTCGGGCTGGCTGCACTACGAGCGGGCCGCTGTCACCAAGCGCGAAGACCAGCTGGAACTGCATCGACGTTACACGCTGTTCCGGCTGCGTCGCTGGATGCTGCCGACATCATTCAGCGGCACCGGCGAACTGGTGCTGCCGTCGTCGATGGCGATGGACGACCTGCGCTGGAAATGGGTTCCTCGCGGCATTCCGTGGTGGAAGCCTCAGGAAGAACTCACAACCGACCTGATGGCGGCCGCCGCTGGTCTCAAAGACTTCCAGCAGATCTGCGACGAACGCGGGCTGGGCATCTGGCGGGACAACGTGGCCACGATCGCCGCTCAAATGAAACAAGCGCAGGCCGACGGCATTTCGCTGATGTTCAATAACAACAAACTGCCGCTGTCGTTGTCGTTCGACGCGGACCTGCCGGCGGAGGCGAACGCATGACGACGCAGCACGAACACGGAACGCCCCGACCCCCGACCACGAACGCCACGGCCGACGCGCCGGCGAGTGCGTTTCAGTTGACCAGCGGGCCGCTGCAGTTCATGGAAGCGAACGCCGATTCGCCCGACCTGCGGCCGTTTGTCATGGTGGCGCGATCGGCCGAACCGATCGAACACTGGTACTGGGGCCGCATTGTCCACGACTTCGACGGAATGCAGCTGCGCAAGGACCGCTGCCCGATTGACTGGCGGCACGACGAAACGGTCGAACTGGGATTCGCGGACGCGTTCGAAGTGACCGACGACGGGCTGCAGTTGTCCGGGTCGCTGATCGTGCTGGAAGACAACGACCGGGCCGACCAGGTACACAAACGCGGCCAGGCGGGCATGCCCTACGAAGCGTCAATCGACTGGATCGGCGAAGGCACAGAGCTGGAATGGATTCCGGAGGACGTGACCACGGAAGTGAACGGCCGGCAGTTTGACGGCCCGGGCTACGTGGCCCGCAAGTGGCCGTTGCGTGCGGCCGCAATTTGTCCGTACGGGGCCGACGCCGCGACGGCGACACAATTTTCGGACGCGGCCGACACTCCGTCGGTGCGCGTTTTCACTCAAACGGAGCAACCAACCGTGAGCAAAGAAACGAACACCAACGCGACGGAAGCCGAAACCAACGGCGACGACACGAAACAACACGCGAACACGCCAGCGCCGGAAAAGAAGACCGACGCGGCGGCCGTTCCGGCGGGCACGATCACGCCCGACACATTGAAGCAATTCAACGACGCATTCGGTGCGAAGGCGATGGAGTATCTGCAGGCCGGTTTGTCATTCGACGCCGCACGACTGCAGTTTGCTGACCATCGGGCGACGCTCGCCGAAGACGAAGCCAAACAACTGCGCGAGCAGCTGGGCGAACGCGACGCGGAGTTGAAGACGGCGAACGACAAGCTGAAGCAATTCGGCGAAGGCAATGGCCAGGCGGCACCGTTGAACGGGGAGAACCCGGCCGACGGCGACGCTCCGGAGAAAGCGAAGATTTTCAGCGGCGGCAAGGCCGTACGAAAGTCGACCGACTAAGCCGGGACCAACGGACGAAACAGGAACCCGCCGACACGCGCCAACGTGCCGGCGGGCCAGACAACATTACGGCGCTGCCGCAATTGCTGCCCTAGACATCAGCCATTGAAGCCGCGCTCCAAATTTCACACAAGGGGAATTCAGCGCGATGGCTGACACATTCAAATCGTTGGCGGACCTTGTCCTCATCAACGACAACAACCTGGCCGATCTGGAAGTGACGGATCTGCTGAACAAAGCGCCGGTTCTGGCGTCTTTGCCAGCGGGGCCGGCATCGAATGGGACCGTTCACAAGTACACGAAGGAAACCGGGGCCCCGGTCGTCGGTTTCCGTGCGGTGAACGACGGACGCGAAAACAAAGACAGCACGGACACGCTGGTGACCGTCACGCTGCAGATCCTGGACTGCAGTTTCGCCGTCGATATCGAACTGGCCAAGTCATACAAGAACGGCCGCGACGCGTACCTGCAAATGGAACTGATTCGGCACATTCGCCAGGCGATGTTTCACGCGGAAACGCAGATCTGGTACGGCACCGGCACGAAGGGCGACAGCGGCGGATTCGCCGGACTGGGCGACAACGCCGGCTACGACGACAGCGACGACACAATGGTCGTCGATGCAACCGGCAGCACGGCCGACACGGGCTCTTCCGTGTGGCTGTATTGTGTGAAACCCGACGATAGCGGCGTGCAGGTGATTGGCGGCAACGATGGAAACATCGAAGTCGAAGACCCTGTCGTGCAGCGGGTGGCCGGTTCATCGACCGGCACGCTGCCGATGCTTTACACGGCGGCCAGCGGCTATCTGGGCTTCCAGATCGGCAGCGCGAACGATGTCGTGCGGATCTGCAACCTGACCGCGCAAGCCGGCAAGGGCCTGACCGACGATTTGATCGCTCAGGCGATCGAAAAGATTCCTTCGGAAAACCGGCCGTACCTGCGGGCGGCGATGTCGCGACGATCGCAGCGGCAGCTGCAGTCTTCCCGCACGGCGACGACGACCAGCGGAGCGCCGGCACCGTTTCCGACGGAATCGTTTGGCGTGCCGATCATCGTCACGGACTCGATCGCCGACGACGAGGCGCTGCTGACGGCGGCGTAGAAAAGTAACCCGGCTAAGGGCCTGCACGGACGCGGGCCTGTCGGGTTTTTTGGGGGCGTGTGGTGTCGTTGTTTCAGTCGGCCATTTCGAACAGTCTGGCGACCGTCGCGAACGTGGCGGGCGTTTCCGTGCAGTACGCGCGGGCGAACGTGTTCGACGTGACGCTGACGGATGTCGTGCAGGGTCGCACGGCGTGGAAAGGGTTTGGACGCGGCGGCGTGGTGGTCATCAGCGAATCGGTCGACTGGCTGGTGCCCGTCGATCAGCTGGTCGACAGCAACGGCGACGCGATCGAACCGGCACAGTTCGACACGGTGGTGCGAACGGTGGCGGGCGTGATCCAGACCTACGACCTGCAGCCATTCGGCCCCGATGAAATCATCAGTCGGACCGTCGACCGTGGTGGGCGGTCGGTGGTGCGACTGTTTTCGAAATTGCTGTCGGAGGTGTCCGCATGACGATGGGCACGCTGCTGACAGCCGCAAAGTCGGCACTGAATGGCGAAGATTTCGGCGAACCGATCAGCGCCACGATCAACGCGACGCCACGCATTGAACGCAGCCAGATGGGCACTGGCTGGCACTGCTGGATCGTGCCGGTGTCGCTGGTGCGCGGGACTCGCAACCGCCGCAAGTCGCGACGCGATGTTTCGTTCGACGTGGGGCTGGTCAAACAACTGCGAAGCAATAATCAGAACGATTTGACAGGCTGTTTGGATCTGGCGGATTCCGTGCAGTGTTTTGTCGACGAATCAATGACGCTGCTGGACGGTCACGACCTGACGCGGTGCGACTTCGACCCGCTGTTTTCCGAGGACCATCTGAAACAACAGGCTGTGTTTTTCAGCGTGTTGTCGATCACGTATCAGCGGGGTGTCCGGTGATTACGTTCGACTTTCGCTTCATTCAAAAGACGCAGTCGCTGCAGCGGGCGACTCTGACGGCCACGCGTCGCTGGCTGAACCGTGTCGGCGGGTTCACTCGCAAAGTCGCGCGGCGATCACTGAAACGCGCCAAGCGACATCGCACCGAAACGACGCTGACCGATGAACAACTCGACCGCTGGGTCGCATGGAATCAGATTCGCGAACGCCAGGGGCTGGAAGTGCCGGCCCCGTATCCCGAAAAAACATCGAAACCCGGGCGGCCGCCGCTGCTGCATTCGTCCGACAGTCCGCTGAAACGGCTGCTGGTGTATTCCGCCGACGCGGAACGCGGCGACGTGGTGATCGGGCCGGAACGGGCAAAAACCGGAATCGCGCACAAACTGGAACACGGCAGCGGCCGCATCAAGCCGCGTCCGTTTATGGGACCGGCAGCGGAGAAAGCCGAACCACGCATGGCGGGCTGGTGGGCGGACGCCATTAAGTAACAACCAACCGGCGGCCGCGTGCCGCGCATTTCGAAAGGCAGAAACATGGCTGACAACGGCCTAAACATGAACTTTTACATCGACACGTCGGGCGTCGGGCAGGGCACTAACGTGCTACTCGACATCGTCGAAGACTGCAGCGTGAACCGCAAGAAGAACACGGCCAGCGTAAAAAACCGCAGCAAAGCCGTTGAAGGGAAACTCGGCGGGCTGCGGGTCGAATCGATCGAACTGACGCTGACGCACGAACCCGGGAACGCGTTGTACCAGGCGTTGCTGTCGAACTTCGAAGCAACGAACAACGCGTACATCGGCGTGCTGGCGATGGATGGACCGATTCCGGCCAGCGGCGACGATTCCGTCGGCATGCAAATGGACGTGATCGTCACGGAATTCAGCCAGACGCAGGGACTGGAAGACAGCAGCGCCCGCAAAGTGGTGCTGGAACCGTCGGCGAAATCGACATTCGCCCCGGCCGAAGTGACCGTCGCGGCATCGTAACGGCCGCACGTCGTCGGCAGTGGCTCGCGTTCCACATTGCAGCGAACCCACAAACAAACAGCGAAAGGCGCAACCATGCCAGAAAACCAGCAGCAACAGAAACCGGACATCGTGACGCGCAAGATGAAACAGCGGTTTGAAATGCCCGACGGCAGTGTGAAGGAAGTCGAAGTCATTCACCGGCGACGGAAGTCGGACGACGACCGCATGCAATACGCCGAACGGGCCAGAAAGAAAGGCGATCCGACGGCCGGCAGTTCGGCCATCAATCTGCCGGCGAACAAAGCGGACAGCGGCGACAAGGCGAAAGACTGATTCGCTGCGGCGGTGAGCCCGCGTTCCACATTTGCAGCAGCGAAACCGCAAACAGGGCAAACCGATGGCAAGAACATTCACAGACAGGAACGGCCTGGAATGGTCGATCCTGATCGGCCTCTACACGGCCAACCGGGTGCGGAATCTATCCGACGGGCGCGTCGATTTCGTGGACACGTCGCGCGTGCAGTCGGCACGCAACGCGCTGATCGAAATGGCCGAAGACGTGGAACTGTGCGGCCGCGTGTTGTGGTGGCTGTGCGAAGACCAGGCGACCGAACGGGGCATCGACGAAAAGGCGTTCGCCGACGCGTTCGATCTGGACGTGCTGGAAGCCGCTCAAATGGCGGTCGCCGAAGCGATTATCGATTTTTTCCCGAACCGGGCGCGGCCGGCACTGCATCACGCGGTCGAGATCGCTCGGGAAGCGACGACGGCGGCGATGCTGGAACTGGACGAAGTGACGACGGATCTGGTGAACAGCCCGGAGTTCGAACAAATGGTGCAGGGGGCTATTCGTGGCGCGATGTCTGGGAACTCGCCGGATCTGCGGGCTGCGGACCCGGTGAACTATTCCATCGCGGCCCCGAACTGACGTTGCGGCAGCTGCACTGGATGGCGCGAGCGGTGCGGCGTGACCGATGGGACCAGACCAGCGCGCTGCGGGCGGACCTGTCAAACATGTGGGGCGGAAACGTGCATCCGGACCAGCTCAACCCGTTGCGAGACTATCAACGTCCGCCGCGTGACGGAAAAGCGATCGTCGCCGACATGGTGTCGGCCTTTGTGGGGCTTTAACGAATGGCAAGTCGCAGCGGTGTCGAAGCCGGTCGCGCGTTCGTGCGGATGTTTCTGCACGACGACGAAATGAACGCCAAGCTGCAGGGCATGCAGGCACGCATGCGGGCCGTCGGGGCTTCCATGCAGCGAATCGGGGCCGACGCGCTGCGCATGGGTTCGACCATTCTGCTGCCGTTCGTCGCCGCGCTGGCGGTGTTCGTGCCGTTTTCCGATCGCATGAAAGAAGTGCAGGCGGTCACTCAGGCCACGGCCGCCGAATTCGACATACTGAACGCGAAAGCGCAGCAGCTGGGGCGAACGACATCATTCACGGCGGCGCAGGTGGCCGGGGCAATGGCGGAACTGGGGCGGGCCGGTTTCGATCCCAGGTCGATCGACGAAGCGACCGAACATACGTTGAACCTAGCGCGGGCCAGTGGAACGGAATTGCCACGGGCGGCCGAAATCATGGCGTCGACGCTGGCGCAGTTTGGCAAGTCGGCGGAGGATTCGCAGGAAGTCGCGGACACGCTGACGGCCACGGTGAACAGCAGCGCGCAGGGAATGGAAGATCTGGCAGAAGCGATGAAACCCGTCGCCCCGATCGCATTCGAAGCCGGGGCCAGTCTGCAGGAGACGGCGGCGGCGATCGGCATACTGGCGAACAACGGCATTCGCGGTTCGCTGGCCGGCACGGCACTGGCTCGCGCGTACAAAAACCTGTCGGCCGACGCGACGCGGCAGAAAGTCGAAGCGCTGGGCGTGGCCGTGGCGGACGCGGCCGGCGATATGCGACCGATGTCGGCCATCATCGAAGACATCGCGCAGCAGACCGACGGACTGGGCAGCGCTGACCGGCTGGCGATCTTCGAAACGCTGTTCGGTCGTGGTTCGGCCGCCGCGTTGAAACTGGCCGGGGCGGCCGGCGGGGCGTTCCAGGATCTGCAAAGCGACATTGAGAACTGGGAAAACGCAGCGGCCGACGTGGCCGACACAATGGATTCGGGCATTGGTGGTTCGCTGCGTCGCATGCTGTCGGCGGTCGAAGGCGTGGCGATTGCTCTGGGCGAAGCGGTTGAAGGGCCGGTCGCCGATCTGGCCGACACGGTGTCGCGGGCGTCCGGATCGATGGCGGAATTCGTATCCGAAAACCGCACACTGGTGACGATTCTGGGGGCGCTGGGGCTGGCTCTGGTGACGATCGGCGGGGCACTGATCGCCGTCGGCGGAATCATCAAGGTGATTGTTTTCGCGATTGCCAGCTATTCGGCGGCTGTCAAGGCCGCTGCGGCCGCTCAGGCGGTGCTGATGGCTCTGGCGGGTCCGCTGGGCTGGAAAGCTCTGGCGGCCGGTGCGGTGGTCGCTGCCGGGGCCGTGGCGGGCGTGTCGCTGGTGCTGTCGAAGTCGGCGGAGGAAGCGGAGAAGGCACGCGAGAAAAACGACGAAGCGGCGGCCAGTCTGGAACAACTGGGCGAAACGCTGGACGGCATCGAAGGCGGCCCCGACGTGACCGTGCAGGGGGCCGAATCGATTGTGAAGGCCGACACGTCGCTGCAGCGGCTGGCGGTGACGATCGCGGGCGTTCGTGGCGAAACCGAACAGGCGTTGCGTCTGCTGGCGGCTGGCGACGCTGTGCAGCAGCTGGCGCTGCTGGGCGGCAACGTGGACCAGTCGCCGGCCGATCGCGTGGCCGACATGCTGGAAAAGGCGATTCCCCCGGCCGAACAACTGCAGCGCAAATTGCTGGAAGTCGACGCGGCGTTCGATTTGCTCGAACAGCCGATCGACACAGCCGTGCGGGCCGAACTT